GTTTTTTATCTGGATCCATGTTTCTAAAATCAAACTCTAATTCACCGCCCTTATAATCTTTTGGATCTGACAAACTAACAGTTACAGATAATTTTCTTATCTTACCGTTTGAGGGATCATTGCCCTCTTTCATATATGGTCTATCCCAACTATCACAGTGCCAATCATAGAATTGACCTTTTTCATATTTTGTAAATTGACAACTTTCTGAAAAATCCCATTGAAAATTCCAACCTGCGTTTGCGTTTGCTTGGTGAACATATGGTTGTATCTCTTTATATATCCATCTATCATTCATCCAAACAATATTAGAATTTCTTTTTTTCTTTAGATCTTTTATCTGTTTTTGATTTAGATTTTTACCTTGACCATAACCACCAGTAACTGCCATCTGATCAGAAATAGATTTTCCATATTTAACTATTTCATCACAGATTCTTTCTGGGACTGCTGATTGGAAATACCAATAATAATTTGTTAAGTTCATCTTTCTATATCTTTCTTATATCAACTGTTAAGAAATTGTCAATGTATCAGAAACTTTGAATATTGCTATTTTGTCACCAGTTGGTGAATCAGTCGCTGTTGAATTACAACCAGAACCCACAGATAAAGTTACATCACTTGGAGATCTTATTATTACAATTCCAGATCCACCAGGTTCTATCGGTCCACTGAACCAAGAGGTTCCACTACCACCCCCCGTATTAGCAGTTCCTGCAACAGTACCACCTGATGGAATACCAGCACCACCACCTCCATATCCACCAGCACCTCCACCACCAGGTCCAGCTCCACCACCTCCACCAGAAAAATATCTGTATGATCCACTTGGTCCAGGTGTACCAACAGATGGATGTACATAAATCGCACTACCTCTTCCATTACCTCCAGCACCACCAGTTGAACCAGAAGAATTACCTCCAGGTCCACCAGCTCCACCACCGCCTCCAACTCCAGAGGGATGTCCTTGTCCTCCAGGATTACCTTGAGGTGGACTAACAGGAGGGGTATTTCCAGCTGCATTACTGCTATACCTACTACCACCTCCAGATCCTCCTGCGGTTCCTGCAGGATTACCATATGCTCCTCCACCAGCGGAAGTTATTGCATCTACACCATCTGTACCTGGCGCGTTAAAACTTGAATCATTACCTTGTGCAGGTCCTCCTGAGGGTGCTGCGCCTATAACTATTGCATATGGGCCAGGTGTTAATTCTAATGCAGAACCTTGTCCACATATATCACCAGGATAAGAAGTTCTAAAACCTCCACCTCCACCTGCAGCCGCACCTCCTGCTCCTATAACTAGATAATTCACATTTACAACGGTTGAACCATCAGGCCATGTTCCTTGATTCCTTGCACTAAATTGACTTTGCATTGACCACACACCACTTGCTTTGTTTAATTCTTTTACGATGACTATACCAGAGCCACCTGCTGCTCCAGCAGCGTATGTTCCTGTTGGACCTTGTAGTCCTCCACCACCGCCGCCACCACCGGTGTTTGTAGTTCCAGCTGCTCCAGCATTACTACCACCTCCACCACCTGCTCCACCACCTCCTGGCGCACTAGGTGTATTTGATCCACAAAAACCTGCTCCACCACCGCCTCCAGCGTAAACTCCTGAATTTGGTGCTCCTGGAAAACAACCACTAACATCTGTTCCTGGCCCACCTGCTCCACCTGGATTTCCTGATGCATTAGATCCTACACCACCAGATCCTCCACCACCGCCAGCTCCACTTGTAGGTGATGGTGATGGATTATTTCTTCCACCATTATTTCCTTCCGGTGGATCAAAACCTCCAGCATTACCAGTTCCTCCAGGTCTACAATTTGATCCTTGGTTAGCACCGCCACCACCAGAACCTCCTGGCTCTCCTACTCCACATCCTGCTCCACCACCACCTGGAAAATTAACTCCTTGAGCTGCTCCACCACCTGTTGCTGAAAAAGTTGTTCCACAAGATACCACTGAAGATGTCCCACCTTGTCCTCCAGCATCTCCTGCTGCTCCTGGATAAGGTCCACTTCTAGGTCCACACCCTGTCCCTGCTGCACCCACTGTGATTGTTAATGCGCTATTCCCTGAATTTGGTATTTCTATATTTCTTAAACCACCAGCGCCACCGCCACCACCACCACCAGCTGAACCTCCACCACCTGCAACAATTAAAGCTTTAACAACTCTAGTTCCTGGTTGTGTGGTTACTGATCCTGAAGATGTTTTGACAGTTTGTTTTTCTTTTCCAAACGAAATTCTATTCGTCTTTCCAATTACTCCACCGTTTGATGAGCCAACTTTGTTTCTTGGCATTGTGTCCTCCTATGCGGACACCCAAGCTGTGCCGTTCCAATCGTATTTAGTTTGTGGATCCGCTGTGTCGTCTGATTTTGTTGCTTCCCAACCTTTAGTGTTGTCAGCGTTATATTTATCCTCGTTCCATGATATAATGTAACGCCATTCTGGTTCTGCCTGACCATCATCTGTGATAGATGGATAAGTTATTGGTGCTTGCCAATCGTCATTATCATCCAATGACCATGATGCGTGAGGTTGTTGTGATAAAAATTTATCTTTTACAGGATCATAAACCATTCCGATTCCTGCATATTGTTTTCTAAAATTATGATTATAAGAAGTCTGTTTCCAGATTCCACCTTTGAAAAAATTAATACACCATGTTTCTCCGTCTTGGTGCATATCATTGGCGCCTAATGGCCCTGCTGCTGTTTCAATATCATTACCTACAACAACCACTCTTTCAACCACTTGGTGAGTATCTGATGTAAATCCTGTTGGATCTGGTTTTGTTTTTAATTCTGCGAAATGTGCCATATTCTTACTCCTTAAATTTATATTTTATATTTTAATCTTAACTAATTGTCAACGTTCCAGTTACTGTAAATCTAGCTACTTTACATCCTCCAGCTGGTGCTGGTAATGTTGATAAAGTATTATCTCCTGGTGAGACCGATGCACAAGTTGACCCTGGCACACGCACTACAACGAGTCCTGAACCACCTTGTCCATTAACATATGGACCGCTACCACCAGCTCCACCACCACCACCTCCGGTGTTTGCTGTACCATTCGTCCCTGGGTTAGTAGGTCCTCCTTGATCTTTACCCCCAGCTCCACCACCGCCAGCTCCACCAGCTCCACCAACGTGATTTCCATTATCTCTTACAGCACCTCCACCACCACCAGCGACTGTAACATCTGAACCTGTTATTGTATTAGGAGCTCCTGCACCACCTGCACCTGCATTACCGCCAGATTGATCAGAACCATTCGCAGTGGCTCCACCACCTCCACCACCGTTTTCATAATATCCTGGATTACCTGGAGAAGAAGGTCCTTGTGCTCCACCAGCTCCACCATTATTACCTTGAGGAGGATCTGTAGGAGGTGTATTACCTGCTGCTCCACTTGATCCAGCAGGGCCCCCACCACCTGAACCTCCAGTTGCACCAGCCCCACCACCACCAGCTGATGATATTGTAGAAAATACTGATGCTGTTCCACTATTACTACCAGGATTAGCGGGTGTGCTTCCTCCTGCTCCAACTGTAATACTATGAGCTCCTGGACTTATAAATAATGTAGAACCTCTTAATGGACTAGGCCCAAAACCTGATGCTCTATAACCACCTGCACCACCTCCACCACCATAAGATCCACCACCACCTCCACCACCAACTACTAAATAATTTGCTGCGGTAACACTTGGATCTCCATCAGAGATTGTTAGACATCCCGATGCTGTAAAACTTGCTACTTGATCTAAACTTCCACTAGAACATATGTAGGAAACTGAACCACCTGGAGTTGTCGCTAATGTAACTCCTTGACCTGCGTTTGCTCTTACAATAACAATACCTGGACCACCTGCTCCACCATTTGAAATGGTGCCAGAGTTCCAAGAACCTCCACCTCCACCACCACCGGTGTTTGCTGATCCTGGATCACCATTTACACCTGAAGCTAATTTTCCAGCTCCACCTGTGCCACATGGACTACCAGCCGCTGCTGATCCAACTCTACTATCATTACCACCACCGCCACCTCCAGCATAAGCTGTTGCTGTTCCTGTAATTGCATTAGGTGCTCCTGCACCTCCGGCTCCTGAATTATTTCCTGATGTATTACTTCCTGCTGCTGTTGCTCCACCACCACCAGCACCAACCATTCCAGCAGGGGCACTAGCTGTTCCACCTGGATTTCCTTGCGAAGGATCTGTTGGAGGAGTATCACCAGCTCCACCTGATCCTTGTGAAGGATTATATCCCCAACCACCACCACCTGATCCACCTGAAGCACCAGTAACTCCAACTGTACCATTACCTGTTGCTCCTCCTCCACCACCTGCTGAGGTTATATTTTCAAATACTGAATTATTTCCAGACGTTGCCGTTGCTGCACTGGCTGGACTAAATGGATAACTTAAACCTGGTCCACCTCCTCCAACTGTAATTGGAAAACTTCCTAAACTTAATTCTAACGCTGATCCTTGTAATGGACTTGGACCAAATCCTGATGCACGATAACCTCCTGCACCACCTCCAGCACCAGCATTAGCAGCTCCACCTCCACCACCAGCTACTACTAAATAATCTATTGTTGCAAATCTTTTAGGCCATGTGCCTTCATCTAATGCATCTATCTGTTCGTTAAGACTCCAGACTCCTGAAGCCTTGTCTAATTCTTTTACTACTACGATTCCTGAACCACCATTACCACCGTCAGAGTTATCATTATTTCCAGCTCCACCACCTCCACCACCAGAGTTTGTTGTTCCTGCAGAGCCATTTCCTGAATTACTTCCAGCTCCACCACCACCTGCTCCACCAGTTCCAGCTGTTGCACTTGGATTTCCTGCACCGCCACCACCGCCTCCAGCGAATACTGAACATGTTCCAGGTAATGATCCTGGATAACAACCACTTAAATCTATTCCTGCTCCACCATTTCCACCGCAACCTATAGCACCATTTGCTCCAACAGCTCCAGCTCCACCGCCACCACCACCTGTTTCATTTTGTGCATAAGGCACTGGACTTGGACTAGTTCTACCTTTACCTGTTCCACCATCATTACCTTGTGGTGGACTTACGGGAGGAGTATTACCTGAACCTGCTGCACCATTAGTGGTTCCATCATTACCACCACCTCCTCCAGATCCACCATCTAATGCATCTTGTTTACTGCAACCTCCGGTTCCACCTCCTCCACCACCGGCAGAAGTATAAGTAGTTCCGCAAATTACTATAGAAGAAGCTTCTCCAGACGTTCCTTTTGTGCCAGAATTTGCACCACCTGCTCCCCCACCACCAACAACAACTGCTCCTAAAGCAGTATTACCTTTGGTTTCTATTTCTAAATTTCTTAGACCTCCAGCACCTCCTCCACCAGAGTCTTCCCCTCCTGCACCTCCTCCACCTGCAACAATTAAAGTTTTTACTAATCTTGTTCCTGGTTGTGTGGTGACTGCACTACATGCATTTGAAGTTTTAACAGTTTGTGTATTTTTACCACGAGACGTTACGTTAACTGGTCCTATTATTCCGCCATTGCCAGCCATAATTTAAACCTCCTACGCGTCGTCTATAACTTCATATGATACAAATAAATCTAAATCAGATGCAGCACTTGCTCCACCTTTTAAGACATCTGCTTCCATTAAATAGATTGGTGTATCAAGTAATACCAACGTTGCGTCAGCTGGCACCGATACTGTTTTTGCTATGTGAAAAGTTCCAGAAGTGTCAAAGTTTGTAACACCATCTGAAGTAAAGTTTGATTTTGTAACTGAAAGAGTTACGTCAGCTGCATTTGTTCCATCAACGTTTGCAACTGTAATTCTGTTTATTTTTATTAATTTATCAGAAGACACTGTCATTAAAGTTGTAGTTGTAGTAGCTGATAAGTTGTAACCTACCGATTCACCTTTAATACTTGTTACTGATACTATATTTGGGTTTGCCATAATTTACTCCTTTTAGCCGAAAACGATTGCCATTGCAATAGCTTTTCCTGTTGTTGCTGGTAAAGAATCAAAGGTTAGTGTACCAACTCCAGTGGTTCCTGACCCAGAAACGCTATCCACCTTTAAAAATGTGCCTGCCGTTATATTTCCAGTCGGAAATTTAATCTCATATGACTGTGCAGCACTATGTGGGGGTGAGGTAAGTTTAATCCCATGGCTGTTAGATTCACAATTAAGCTGAATTGAACCTGGGTTTGTTGCACCCATAATCTCGATATTACCGGTTGCTTTTGGTCTTAATTTTAAACTGATATTAGTATCATCACCAACGGCTCCTATCTGTGGACCATTTCCTGTTGCAGCGTTTGTTACGTCTACATGATTTACCGCAGAAGAGGTTGTCTCAAAAATCAATTGTTCGTTTGCATTCTCATCTCTGATACCGTGGGCATCATCGAAATCTATCATGAAAGAATTAGTATCCAGGTTACCACCAAGTTGTGGAGATGTGTCCTCTGAAATTTCTGTAAGTCCTAAAGCTATTTCTTTTATGTTAGGGTTAGTCCCATCATCAGCCATGGCAACAACTATTTTATCGCCCTTATCTGTCGCTGAAAAAGTGACCGTGCCTCCTGAACCAGAAGCATATTTAAACTGAACTGTGTAAGCTCCTG